ATTGGTGCGCATAATGTATATTATGTTAAATTGGACGCACTAACGAGTTAACCGCTTGTTACCTGCGTTACATTTAGTAACGCCTGTCCCCTATGGCTAAAATCGTATCTGTAGTTCCAACAAAAAGCAACTACAAACAAGCGCCCAACATCACACCCTCACCCTTTTCTTTTATTCATGCCTTTTATCATTTATAAACGGGCATTAATTGTTCCGTTTCGATCACTTAACCGTTGCCGTTACTGCGTTGTAGACTTGCTCACAGGTGTTTCCAGCCCCAGCCGCTGCATCAGCATATTGCGCGAGTGTTCCCGCGCGCTGGTCAGATTCTTGGAGCAACTCGGCAAGCACACTGACGGCTTCGGCGGCTGAATGCCTGACGGCGGCATCTGCGGAAACGCGGCCTGTTTCACTGGCTGCGTATTTACGCCGGATATCTGCGAGCGTTCCGCGCAACCGGTCAGCAGCAGCATCAGCGGCAGCAGCATCAGCCAGGGCGTTTTGTTTTTCCTGTTCGGCATTTTTTACTATCTCCTCGGTCTCTTTCTGGCGGCGGCGCTCTTCGTCGCGCTGCGCTTTTTCCTGTGCATTCTGAGCAGCTTTATCAGCCAGATTGCGTTTATCCCATCTGCCTTGCCATTCGTTGTCGCTGGCGCTTTTACCAGCTTCATAGCTGTTATGGTGAATGGCCCAGCCAATACCTCCTAACGAGGATCCAATAAGCATGCAAATCATCACGGCGTATTTCGCTTTCACTTATCCAGCCCCCAGCACGTTAATTCTGATTCCTGCTCACGGCGAATTACCTGACCAAAGCAGTTATTTTCGCGAACACGGCAATCGCGCCCGCCATCCCATATCCAGCGCTTTATTTGCTCGCAAGCACCGCGACGGTCTCCGGCATTTAGCTTTGCGTAAAAAGTCGAACCAAAGCATTTACCCGGCCCGATATTCCACGGACAAAATGAAGCAATTCCAACTTTTTGCGGTTCGGTTAAAGTAATTTTTACATTACGCTCAACCCATGCCAGCGCCTTTGCCTGTTCGGCTTTATCCAGGCGGTCGCATTGCGCCTGTGTTAATTTCTGGCCCTTAATTACCGGCTTACCGTCGATATATGTCACACCGCCGCAAATTGTCCATACTCCGCCAGCATCACGATAAGCAGTTAACCGCGAGCCTTCTTTTTCGTGCTGGAATTGAGACATTAAAACCGGAGCGCTAGCCCCGGATGCAATTAAGGCGAGCATGACGGCGCTTAACTTGCTTTTATTTCCCACTCAACACCCCTGCTTGAATTAATGTTCGTTTCCTTTCGTAATACCAGTTAACCCCACAGGTAATTACCGTACAGATAACGCCGATTAAAACAGCCCATTCATTTAGCGATAACGTAGCCATAGCTGCCGTAATTAACCCGATGCGATAAACAATCCATTCCCAAAGTCTCCCCACTTAATCACTCTCCACTTCGTCATACAGAAAGAGGCCAAAGCCCCCGGAAAATGCATTCAGATCGCCAAACGCATCATTAGGACGCAACCGGGCCACACCGATTGCGCCAGCCCCTGAATACCCTGGTAATTTGCCGCTTAAACGATGCCAGACCCCCGGACGCAAGCATATTTGTGACAGTGTAACTGTCCTGTCAGCATTGGAAATTTCGAGCCACCAGAGTTTTGTTGTGGTGGAAAAGAAGATTCTGACGTTCAAAACCAGACCATTTAATGCCGTGGTAAGTTGCTGGTCAGGAATGGACGGCATGAGATTTATTTCGTAGTAGGCAGGCTGCATCACAAGCCCCCAACAATGCGGCGCATCTTTTCAAGAGCGAAGATTTTTTGCGGTTCTTTTTTTGGCTCAACAGCAGCAGCGCTCTTTTTACCTGCGGTAACTGTCCCCTGCCCTGCCGGGTTGGAAGTTTTTGCTTGCGCAGATTTGGTGCGGGAACGCTGGAACGTTCGCGTTTCTACCTTTTGCGCCGTTAGCTTTACAGAATAATGACTTGTCTTGGGAACGGCCTCAATTGAGAGCGAAGAAATAACGCTTTGCGGCATCGCATTGAATGAAGTGTAAACGGATACGAACTCTTTCAGGCTAAATGCGGCGTCAATATATTGCGCCTCATTCATTGCCAGCATCTGGTTTTGATTCATGCGGAGCAGGCCATAAGCATGCGGCAAAATAGCCCCGGTAATGATGCCCTCAAGAGATATCACACGCGGATCGTCAACCGTACCGTCTGAAATTTTATAACCCGTTTCGATAACGCCCTGGGTGATTGTTCGCTTCGCCTCAAGGCTCTCTCGCGTTTTTAACCTAAGTGACACCGTCACGCCGGAATCAAAGACCATGACCGCGCGCGCATCGCGCGGCGCACTCATCACCCCATCCATCCCCGTCGCCATAAAAACTCCAAAAAAAATCCCCTACGTGAGGGGATTTTTGCACTTTGGAGATCGCGCAGATAGCGCGTTACCGCTGGCGCTTATTCGGGCTTGTTGGCTTCCATTGCTTCGCAAATACGGCGTAGATATTCGTTATTTTTAAAAGATACCATCACCAGTTCAAACGCTATTCGAATGATAACCAATACGGCTATTAACACCAATGTAGAACCTATATCACCACCAAAACGGGTAATCATCACCCCGCCGATAATGACCACCATCAATGTTAAAGCCCAATAAAAAACCGCCACTAACTTAGGAGTTATTAGCGACTCAAACGTTAAAATTTTCTCTAACTCGCCCTTTGCCATTGCCTTTCCTTTATCTTGCTCCCGAGACTTCCGCCATGTTATCACCCAAACCCCCTTCAATAGTACCCGGATTGGTCAAATTGTTAACCGTTTCCGCCGCTTCACGTGGGCTGTTAACATTAATTGCCGTGTTATTGTTAACGTTATTGACTACATTTGCGCCGCCTGCTGACTTAGGTGGGATTGAGCTTGTAGCATCGTTCCCATCAAAAATGTTCAAAAACTTCTCTATGCCAGTAAGCGGATTAAAGTCATTGCCGCGACCTTTTAAAAAACCAAATGCATTACCAAACAGATTATATGGGTTCGCTAATTCCTTCCAAACATTAACGCCCCCTTCATCGGTACTGACCCCACCGTTATTATCAATGTTATTTGCGGCACTGTCAGACCAACCAGCCAGAGCTTTCAACATTCGCACAATTGCGGGATACCTTTTCTCAAATTCGTCAAAGCTACCAAACAAGCCATCAAAAATAGTACCACCCACACCATTAAGCCACGCTTCCCACTCAACAAATGCCTCGTAAACCAACCAGACGGCTGCGCCTACCGCCAGAAAAGGCCAAATTGCAGCAAGTACCGGAATTGCTAATGCAGTGAACGCAGCGCCAACAGCGCCGAGGATCCCAATCAGGATAGCTGTCTTGCTCTCGTCAGCCAGGCTTGACCACATCTCCGCCACTTCGCTCTCAACTCGGCGAACGAGCGGAATCAGGGTGGTTGCTGCCCAATCAGTAAATTTCTGCCAGTCTCCGCCAATGGTGGCTTTTGCTAAAAATACCTGCCAGTCGTTCCCCATGACCGTCATCGTCTGGCCCCACGTCCAGCCCTGTTTTTTCAGCAAATCCATGTTGCTGACTGCCATTTTTTGAAACGCTTTAATCATGGTTTCAGCCGTGAGCTTGCCATCTTCAGACATTTTGCGCAGACCTTTTACGTCTGTTCCAAATGCTTTTGCCACCTCAGGGGCCATCGTGCCGATAGCTTCCATGAATGAGCGAAATTCATCGCCGCTGAACCGGTCAGCAGAGAACGCCTGGCCCATTTGGTATAGCGCTGCGTTTACCGCCTCAGCGCTACCGCCACCGAGTTGTAAGGCACCAACCAACCCTTTGGTAGCCTCTATGGTTTCCTCTTGCGAGAGACCCAGTTTTTGGGTTGCTGTGGCCATGTTGGTATACGTCGAGATAAATGACCCGCTATCACTTCGCATTTCGCTGGCGGCCTGGTTCAGTTCAAACCATGCATCCTTAGCGTCTCCGGTTGTCTGCGCCAGTCTCGCGATTTGCGCCTGCTGGCGCTGGATGGCGTCAAGGTCATCAGCCAGCGCCCTGCCGAACGCAATCACCCCCGCCGTCAGGCCAGCACCACCGATTAACGTTTCCATGCCAAAGCCAGAACCACCAGCACCCTCACCGCCACCGCCGCCGCCGTTATTCGGCGCTGGCTCGCCCGGAGCAGGCTCACCAGAAAACCGACCGGCTGACACATCAAAACGCGCGAAAGGGTTACCGCCTGGCGAATGTGGATCGACTAAACCACCGCCGCGCGGAGGTAATCCCGCACCGCCACCACCACCAGCCGCAGGCGGCGCAGTAATGCCACCGCCGCGCGCCGGGACGATTTGCTGTATGACTCGTTGAATAACCGGTTTAGGCGTGGGCGCTGGGCTAACATCCGCTGAACCGGGCGCAGGCAGTGCAAGCAATTTTGACGTTCTGCCACCCGGCAAAGCCATACCACCACCAGCGAATGAACGTCCATGAGGCGATGGAAGATAGCCCGCCACCCCGTTACCCATTCCCTGTGTTGCAGCACGGGCAACTTTTTGCGCTTCTTTGCGCACTGCCTCTGCCAGAGGTGTACGGCTAATCAGGTTTGCACCCGTCGCCGCAATCGCTGTCACAGCGGCGGTCGTCGCAAGTGTTGGCGCAGAGGATGAGCCAGACGGCGCATAAGGGCTCGCAGGCTTCAGGTTGTTCACGCGCTTAATAGCGGCATCGAGCTGGTTAACTTTGCTGATGGCCCGGTCTATCGCCGCGTCAAAAGAATTAAGCCCGTCAAGGTCGGGTATAACGTCGATTTTCGTTACAAGGTCGGCTGACTGGTCTGTCATTTTTTCACCTTACTAAGCGCGTGCTGAACCGCGTTATCAAACTGGATAACGGCGGAGGCTCTCATAATAGAATCAAAGGAGGCGCGGCCTGACACTACATCAGCGTAGCTAATCAGGCCGCTTTCAATCACTCGCCAGATGACGAGCTCTGTGCGGATTTTTCGGTCAAGGTTTTCAGCAAGGCGTTGAACAGTTGCCGCATGGCCCCCTGCATCGTTACCGCTGTGTCCAGACCAATATTTTTTTTTAACCCGTTAGTGACAGGCAGGATGGAGAGCTTAAGGCACTCCAGCGCCACCAGATAAACATCAGCAACGTCAGCCGCCGTAAAGTTGAGGTTTATCGCGTCCCAGCTGTCGAGGAACGCGCCACCATCATCCAGCAGTTGCGCGCGGGACATGGTCAGCAGCGTAAACAGCAGTTCGTCATGGTCTTCCCTGTTCAGAATGCCAAAGACCTTAGCCGACATGCTGAGGATGCTTTCTACCTGGCTGATACCATGCTTAGCCAGAATTTCCGCCACACGCAGGTTAAAATGGATCGCATCAAACGCACTCATGCGAATAATGCAATATTTGCGCCCGTTAATTTCAACGTGTTTGATTGACTCATCCATTAGATAATACTCACGCCGTTAATGGTGGAGTCCACCTCGCCCGTCACGATTTTCCATTCAAGCGTCTGTGCGCCGGCACCGTTATTTGCCCCATCCGTTGGCTGGCGGGCAAACATGCCATATCCGATACGGTGAACAGACCCATTGCGGGTATTGGTCAGCGTCACAGGAATAACGGCTTTTGTTCTCTGGAGCAGCGCCAGCGCGGTATTCGTTGGCGAGTTTCGCTGAGTGGTGAATGTTACCGAACCCTCATCCGTTGGGTTATCAACAAAAGACCAGTCACCGCCGATACCGGAGGTCACAGTCACCTGATCGTCAGCCATTTCAATAATCAGGTTGCTGTCTTTAGCCAGGCCGATAACAGGCAGAACGCCAACCGTTAACAGCCAGTCTTTAGAGGACATAACGCCTAAATAAGACATAGATTAAATCCCATAGGTCATGGCTGTGCCGATAGCATCAACGTGCTTAATGGCATAGCGAAGGTAAAAACGGAATTCCAGTTTCAGATCGCCTTTAATGCGTTGCGCGGCGCTGATATCGGAGAGTTTCGGGCGAACCACTTCAAACCCACGAACAAAGTCACCGTTTTCATCGGTGAAATTCTCCATGATGCCGCCAGCGGTCTGGCCTGCTTTCAGTGAGCTTTCAATCATGTTGCACACCGTTTCTACACCCGGAGCATCAAAGCCGACTTTGTTACGGTTAACGAATAATGTCGCCTGGTCTTTCTGTACTCGGTCAGCCTGCCAGTAACAGAATCGAACAACCTCTACAGATTCACCATCGCCGCAGGTGCCCGGATAGGTCACGGTGATGCCGGAGCCGTAATCTTCAAATGTATTACCATTCAGCGCCTGAATCTTCTGGTAATCGGTTTCGGTGAAATCGTCATATTTGACGCCGTTCAGTGTTTTCAGCGCCCACGTTTCAGAACCCGGCTGCATAACCAGACAGCGGCCCGCCAGCGCGGCATCAAGGAAGTTTTTCGGCTGTTTGGTGGCAATCGCAAAGGATCCCGCCATGCCTTTATCGTGCAGATATTTGGTAACACTGTCTGTTGCCCAACCGGCGCGGGTGTAATCGTCCAGGAATACACCCATCTTATCGATTTGCGATTCAACCCAATCAGCAACAGCTTTTTGCACATCCAGATCGCGGGACGTGGTCATGCACATGAAAAATTTGCTGTATTGATTTTTGATGGCGGCAATTGCAGTCGGAACGGCAGCGGCAAGCGCCGTTGATTCCGCGTGAACAACGTCAGCGCCCTCCAGATAAACAATGCGGCCATCAACCAGAAAGCGGCCTGCCGTGCTGGCATCTGCAACAATATCCGTTGACGCGCCAGTGCTACCTGACCATGCCGTCCCGTTATAGCTGGCGTATTTGTAGGTATTGCCCTGGATATAACCAATAGTGGCTTTTTTGGCAGCTGGCGCACCAGCTACCGGAACATTGTTGAGGGCAATCTGAGTTTTGCTGTAGGCCGCTGAGAAGTCGGCGACAACCAGCGTATCCGGCGCGGGCTTTTGAGAAAAATACGCCTGAACAGCCAGTAAATTATCACCGGAAACGCCGTCTGCGATTGCGTCGTCCGGGCTGGTATAAACGCGATATAGGTCGCTAAAATTAGTGATATCTGCGCTTTCATAATTGTTAAACGTCCGTCCATAGAAGGTCGCAGCTGGCGCGAGGATAATTCCCACGCCAAACACGCCATATTTGGCGGCAGTTGTCTGCCGACCAATTTTGACACCAAAAAGTCTGCTTAAATTCGCCATTCAATAGCCCCTGATGTGTAGAGTGACTTCACCGTCACACGGCTTAACCGTGGCGCTTTCAATCCAACTCTCTCGTTTGTAATGCCGATACACAAATTGAAGTGACAGCGTCACTTGCGCCATTTGCTGGTAAACGAGGTTATCAATTAGCGGTGAGCTATTCTCGAAATCGCCTGAGCGGTCAATGTTGCAGTCATTGTCGTATTGCCAGAAATCGCCCTGAGTGCTGTCCACTTCCAGCATGAAATTTTCCAGGAACGCCTGCGCATCATCAGCAGCGCGAATGGCCAGCACCTCAGCAGTGCAGTTGTAGTGATAGACGCGGTAATCTCCGTCCCAGCTTTTTTCGAACGGTAACGGCTCGCGGGATGAGCGAATAAGATGAATGGCGGTAAACGGATCCTTTGGCTCTGGTAGCTTCTGCTGAGCATAAATAGGGTTATCCCCCACCAGCTGGATAAGCGCCTGACGAACGCGCACCAGCGCCGCATATGGCGCACCCGTCATAATTTGCGGGCTCGCGTGGGCATCGGTAAGTTTTAACTTACCTGCCGGAAACTTAACGACACAGCCAACCGACAGGGCAAAATCAGCAGGGATAATGACTGGCGCACCGCTGCCGTCATCCAGCGCAACGGCTGTGACATACGCTAAATCACTGCCGTTGAAAGGGGTAAAGAGAATATCTTTGCTATTCCCGTTCGCGGTGAAAGTTGCTTTTTCAGCCCGGTAATCCGGGTAAGCGATCTCCCCGCTAACGGTCATTAATTTAACCGTGTATATCGCCATTACCCCACCAGCGCCAGCGCGTCCTGTTCTTTCATGATGAAAAGCAGGTATTCATAGTGATTAATGACGCCATTTAGCCACTCCTGACGTTGCACCACTTCGTAATACTTGCCTCCGCATAACAGGATCGCACCGTTATGCTCGCCCTCTTCTGTTTCAGCCAGGTCAGCCTCTCCAATGGCCTCCAGATAATCATTTGGCTTGCGCCCCGTCAGGTATTCGCGAAACGAGCCATTGACGTCCACTGGCTGCATGCTGAGAAAAGCGGATTTTTGTTCTGAATACTCCTGGCGAACCATGCCGCCGACCGTTTCAGCGGGTAGCGGTTGCCAGAACTGGATTAGTCGTCTCATTTGTCGGCCCTGTAGTTAACTGTTTGAATGAGCACCCCGCTATGAATCAGCGGTTTTGAACTGCCCTTGCGGGCTATGGTGAGTTTTGAGTTGGGACGGTATAGCGCAGAGTCGTTTATGGTTTTTCGCGTGATAGCGACGGCCTGAGCGCCGATTCTGGCAATGGCCTGTTGTGGTGTGATGCGACCGCGAGCAACATCGCGTAAAACCTCCTTGTAAGCATCTGTTCGCATCCAGTCGGCGATACGGTCAGAGGCAAAGCGCATAAACGGACGCTCCGGGATTAACTCCCACCCCATGGCGTTTTTAGTGCCAAAGTTATTCCAGGCTCCATATAGTGCGACGTCTACGCCGTTATTGAGTTTGCCGCGATGGATGCCAACCGTAAGCGTTACACCCGCCAGCGACTGGATACGCTGGCGGATAACACGGTCAGCGCCGCGCGTTTCTAACTTCGCGCCGCCCCTCATGGCTTAACAAGCTGTAGGCTGCGCTACGGCCCGAACCAGCGCCATGATTCCGGTCTGAAGGTCGGTTTTACCGATTGCAGCCCAGCGCTGCGGCTCAGCAGCAGTGAAGCGGCGAAACTCTTGCGCTTCATCCGATGCACCTTGAAAGACATCAAAACCGGTACCCTGCTGAGCATCAATTGCTGCATTCAACTTAATTTCGTAGTCGGTTCTGAGGCGTCCAGCCAATTCCTGCTGAAGTGCCAGAATCTCAGTACCTTTGGCCTTAATGCGATTCATCAGGTCGATTTCTTCCGGTGACAACTCACGATAACCGGCGATTTTTCTGTGTTGGTTTTCCATAAGATCAAACTCCAAAACTGAAAGTTAAAAAATGGGATATTCACCTGACATGACCAGTATTAGCAGTTTTAAAGTGCTGAAAACTGCAGCTGGCCAACGCGAATTTGCAGCAGAATATCCCGTTAAGATGCGTGACCGATAACAACGCAGCCACCGGACAGATTCGACATGGCGTCCAGAAACTCCTCGCCCCACTGCGTACCCTGCCAACCTGCCTTTTGCGCTGCGGCGGTAAAGGTCATTGCAACCTTACCTTCACGCCTGCTGGCGACACCGCGCACACTGGCGCTAATGCCTTCTACTGCGACCGGGGCGAGATTAGCGGCGACGTACAGCGCTTTAAGGCGCTCAATGTCGTAACCGTATTCCGCTGCGGCCCGGAGGTCATAGAGCCGCTCACACTGAGAAGAAAGGGCGCTAATAGCGCCCCCATCAAGTGTTATCCCCGGCAACAAAATGGCTAACCACTCGTTTACCGTCATGCGCTCACCTATTCATCTTCAGATTCCAGAGCTTTATCGTGCTCTGCTTTGATGCTGGCTGCGGTCGCTTCATCTACTTCCTTCAGCTTTCCTTCATCCAGTAGCTGTTTAACACCGCCAATTTTCAGCGTTTCCGCTGGCACTTCCACCACGTCAGTGGGCGCAACGACGATGGTTCCCATGGTTCCCTCGTCGCTTTTCGCCATGATGTGGATTGGCGCTTCGGTTTTATTGGTCAGGAATGCAACGGCTTTTTTAGTGGTCATCGTTTAAATCACCTTCGTGGATTTAGCCGCCGCCAGCGGAGCGCGAACAATCACGCCAGCAGACTTGGACAGGCAAGGGATAGACAGGTCGAGGCCGCTGCGCTGAACCGGCAACTGGCGGAACAAAATAGGCGTAGCCTGGGCGAAGTTGCGACGGTTGTTCATCACTGCGATACAGATGCCGTCATCATCCAGATCGGAGTTTTTACGGAACGTAATTTCCGGGTATGACGTGCGCAGGAACGACAACACCGTACCCAGCGTACCGGACAGGCGAAGCCCCTGAATTCGCGCCCATGCTTTGGACGGCATGTGGAATTCATTGGCTTCGTAAATTTTGGTGGTGTTTACGGCTGCGATAATTGCCGCAACATCATCACAGACCTTGTCACCGTCAGCGCTTGCCCAGCCGCCTTGCACGGCAACATTCGGGATGTTCGGATGCTCGATAAACCCGATGACATTGTATTCTTTGTTGCCGCGCCAGATGAAATTGCTGATGGTGCGCTCATGCGCTTCGCGAGTGTTGAGCGCAAGGATGTTATCCAGTGGAGTGCCTGACATTGCAGCGGAGAGTACATCGTCATAGGTGTAGCCATAGCCGAGGCCATAGGTATACATCTGCGCGAAGTATTCACGGCCTTTGGCGCTCATCATCGGCATATCAGTACCAAATGCCGCCATGATTTTTGCCATGCCATAAGCCGAGTACATGCGGTATCCGACCCATTTGGAGCCTTCATTAACCCCCGGCTCCTGCTCAAACATCGTGAGCGCGACGGGCGCTGGCATCTCTTCCATGTAAACATCTTTGGACATGGAAATAAGATCACGGGCAAAAATAAGCCCTTGCTCGTCGGTATTAAGATTCTGGATGGAACCGCCAGACTGCGCTTCCGCCAGCAGCTGGGCCATCATCTGACCCAATAATTTCTCATTCATCGTGTGTGTTTTCCCTGTTAGCTGACGGTGATTACAGCTGTATCAGTAAAGCCGCCATCATCGGTCTTAATGGTGATGGTTGCGGTTTGCCCGGAAGTTGCGCCAGCAGCCACAGTAACCAGCCCGCTTGAGTCAACAGTGGCAACATTGGCATTACTGGATTGGTAGGTAACGCCTTTACTGGTTGCGCCAGACGGGGTGACAGTCGGCGTTAATTGCTGAGTACCGCCAGCGGCTTTGGAGGCCGTCTTAGGCGCAACGGTCACGCCAGTAACAGGCGTATCATGCGGATAGCCCGCCGCCAGTGAGTCACCATCGGTCACCATCACAACGGCGGTGCCGCCGCGCTGCACAGGCGTTTCAAAGCGGAAACGGCTCTTATCGGTTGAACCGGCAACGCCCCATTCCATATAGCCAGTGGTACTATTGCGACCTTTCGGAATAGCCAGGTCACCGACTTTCGGGGATTCACCCGATTTCACCTGGACGCGGATCGGACCCTCTTCAACGATGCCAACCGGACAGTTGGTGGTGACAACGCCAATGCGGGTGTTACTGCCAAAGGTCGGCATGGATGGCATGTTGCTGTGCGCGCCTACGGCGATACCGATGGCATCGGTAACATCGCCGTTCGTCGGTAATGCAACGATGGTGGAATCATTACCGGATCCCAGCTTAACGGCATCACCCGGCGCAACTTCACCACCAGCACGATGCGAGGTAACGCGGGCAGACGAACGGAAAGACGGCAGGACAGCGAGGTCACCCGGCAAGCCTGCATCAAAATCGTTTTTAATGGTCAGTTGCATTATTTGCTGGCCTCTTTCTTGCCGAACATGCGCGCCTGATAATCACGGTGCGCCTGACGGTCATCGTTGCCGCCCTGCTCGTCGTTGTTGGGTGTGCGCGGATTACGCGGGGTTTGTTCAAACTTCTTTCCGCAGGCCACCAGCGCCATAGACAGAGCAACATCAGTTTGCTCATCGCTCCAGCCGTCCATGTTCACGTCTGGGTTAGCTTTCTTGATGATGGCCTGCTTAACCAGCGCGATATCACCCAGGCTGTCAGTATTGATGTTCAGGCGCTTGGCCGCTTCTTTGAGCTGATGCTCCTGACGCCCGTCAGCAACGCCGCGCTCATAGGCTTCATTGCTGGCAGAATCCATGTTGATGATTTGCTTATTGGCTTTAAGCAGATCGCCGCGTGTTTTGCTGAGGTCACTGGTAAGCGTCTGGTTAGTCGCCTCCAGTTCAGTGATTTTGGCTAACGCCTCATCTAATTCCATTGGTTCACCGTCCAGATTGAAAATCGCTGATTTAACTCTTGGATTACGCACAATGCTCAGGTGGTTATAATTAATCCCCTTCTGCTCTGTGTCGTACTCTTGCCCGTCAGGAGAGCGCCCCGTTACTTTGGGTTTCTCGTCACACTGATAACCCGCTGACGCGCCTCGTAAGGTCTTATCCTGTTGAATCAGACGAATGGATTTTTCGTCCTGAATCAGCGCGCGGGCCACAAACTCATTACCCTGACGCATAACAGCGGTTACCACGCCCGCAGAGACGGCCCGGTAATTTTTTGCCGTTACCAGACCGCTTCGCGGGTGTGACACTGTCACAGGCTTGCCGATTAAGGTATTCATTGAGTCCTGGTTAAACAATTCATCGGCTGAGCGGTACTCTTTTGCCGTGAATGCGTCGCCGCGTTTGCGGTCGTAAACCAGAACGCCCGGACGGGCGATGGGAATATCAATCTGGAGATAACCCTCAGGGGTTATCGTCCATTGCTTGATAGCGTCAAGATTGACTGGTGATTCTTGCTGCAATTTCTTTCTCCGCGTCAGCCACGTCCGACGCAGAGAACAGCCATTCAGGATAGCAACGGCAACCATTAGGTTGACCGGCGTTACCGTCGCGTGGCGGTCTGGTCGGCGTGTATGCCTTTCCTTCCCGCACAACATGCTCTTTTCGCTCGCGCTCGTCTAACATGCCCCGCCAGCGGTAATAGTTCATCCCTCCGGCTCTGGCGTTTGCCTCCTCCAGATTCCATGCCTGATTACCGATTTCGTTACGGGCAACATTTCGCGCTCGTCTGTAGGGGATCTCCATTTCGGTTGCCAGCTGGTTCGCGATGTAGTCAACGCCTCGCCCCTCGCGTAACCCCTGTTGAACAACTTTAATCCCGCGCTGTAACGCCTCCTCACTAACGTTCTGCATGCGGCCCATGCTCTCGGTCAGCCAGTCGGCGGTTTGTTGCATCAGCTTTTTGTCACCGTCATAGATATCGATGGATATCAGTTCCGCCATGCTCTCATGCGGGATGGTGACACCCTGAGCCAAATCCACGCCCGCTGCGGCTCGAATAATGAGCCGAAAATCATCAACGGCAGCGTTAGCAAGCTGTGTGCTGGCGGTATCCATAGCGATGAGTGATGGCGCGACGCTCGCCGCCGTCACCGTTTCGGTCAGCGCTGCGGCCTGCTTAGTGATTGCGCCAGCAGTTTCTGGCGTCGCGGGGATCGCTTTTTTCAGGTCAACGAGCTGCACCCCGTCAACCTTGAAACGCTGGTAATAGCCCTGCCAGTATTTTTCGGTCAGACCAAAACTGCCGTTGCTTATTGCGGTCTGTATCTCGTCAGCCGCGCGGTTAATGGCGGTGATGTAGATATCCGGCTTAACGCCAGCGGCTTTCGCAACGTCTTTAGCCAGGGCGATGCCCGCCGAGCGGTTAACCTCACTGGTGATGTAGGCCGGAACCGCGCCATATTCGCCATCTTTGAGCAACGCAGGAATAGCGCGCAGGAATGGGGTTGCGTCGGGTGCGATGAGTTGCACCACGGACATAATGATTTTTTCCTGCTGTTCGCGCGTCATGCGCGAGAAACTGGCTCCAGATTTCTGGCGAATGTAATTGCGCACCCGCTTAATGGTGGCGGCGGCGACAATCTCCCCAAGCAGGTCATCAACCGAAACGTCTTTCCCGTCTGCGGCGTCAGTGTTGAGTACGGCATCCGATTTTCCCAGCGCCCGGTACGCTTTCAGGCTCGCTTTACGAATCCATTCGCCAAACTGGCGAGCGTTATCGCCCAGGCGCCGGGCAAAGACCATTTCTATCGCCAGTGGATAGCCAGCGTCGTAGCGTGGTTTACTCTTCGCCATTTCCGGCACCGTTCTGGTTGTCATTGCCGCTATTCTGGTTCGGATTTTCATGATTCTGGTCTGAATCGTCGTCATTCTGGTCGTCTATGGTTCCGGTTGCGGGTGCAGTGGTCGAAAGCAACTTAACGGCCCCGGTTTCCTGTGCCGTGGCGCGGGCTTCCTCACTGGTGATGCTGCGCATGTTGTAATAAATCTGTGTGGTTTCGGCGCGCTTCTTGTCCCGGTCAACTTCCCGGTCAATCTGGCCCTGCGACTTGTTCGGCACGAACTCAGCCCGGATACCTAAATAGCGCATCGCCAGCTTTTTCAGTGCCGGAATAATGTCGTTGGTGGTGATATGGGAAACGAGGTTTTGCCATTGCGCATCGGCGCTGGTATCGCTGTTTGATAACCCGCCCTTACGCTCTGCCAACATGGACGCCGGAAACCCGGTTTCGGCGCAAATCACCTTGAATGCCACGTCCATGATTTCCTCTGACCCTGTCATGGTGGTTTGCAGGCGCTCCATTGACTCCTCTTCATCAATGGCAATCATGTCGTTAAGGTGGCGCGTTGCGGCAATACCAGCAATACGCCTGGCCACTTCCGCCTCTCCTTTCCTGGTATTCATGTCCTCAGCTAAATCTACCTTTTTGTAAATATCCTGCACTGACAGCGAAAGAATGCTGATGATGAGCTCATGCGACAGGCCGAGACGCTGGAGCGCTGCATAGGGTTTACTGAGTATTGGCGCGCCGAACTCAATACCGGCGCAGTGCAGAATCGGCTGATAGTTCGGATCCCCGAACAAAATAGAATCTTCCTGCTCTATAAACACCTCGCCGCCGATGGGCGCTTTAAGCTGGATGCGCCAGCCCTCCGGCAGGCCAAACTGCGGCGAGTTGTAATCCGTGAACCAGTCATCTGACGGTGTAATCCAGTTAGCCCCATGGCTACGGACGAACTCGTCAGCCATGACCAGTATCGCCCACCCATGCTGGCGCTTAAGCACAGTGGCGCTTTCCACAGCCTGCCAGATTTTCAGGTCGTCAAAAAAGGCTTTGATTTTTTCGTCATCAGTCGGGTTTTCCGTTACCACCGTGAAGCCGTTCAGCATGGCAGCGGCAACCGGTTCACTGATAATGCGCCAGCCGATGCCGGACGTTTCCCCCGCCATTGCTGCCACCAGCGGCACCATACCCTCAACCGTTCGCGCTTTCATGCGGTTCGCAGTGGGCGAACTCATCCCCGCCGCGCCCTGCGCCAGCCCGCCAGCGGCAACACTGGTCATCATGCTGACATAACCGTCATGGTTGTAGTTTGCAGGCATTAAAACGCCCTCTTTTGTAATGATGCCCTCTTTGGGGATCGTGCTGGTTTTGTCTGTCATTCGATAATTCCTGATTTCATGCGTACCAGATGCGGGAATATGGCGTCAGCGTAGTCCGTGGATACGCCCAGCCGCTGTTTAACTTTTTTCTTGGCTTCAATTTTGATTTTGTCCTCTGGCGTGGTTTCCCACATGACGCCAGTGGAATCGGAAAGGATGCGATCGAGATAGCGGCGCGGGATGTCGCTGGAAATGGCAAACAGGCCGTCAGGCGGCATAACATCGGTGTCCAGCCAGCGAACGGTATCGTTGACCGCGTCGCGATAAGCCCACCACGCCTGAGCGCGGAGGTTTTCGAATGTGTCACCGTTTGGCCTGCCGCCACGGTAACGGGATTTTTTACGTAACACTTCGCCCTGGGCAACGAACTTACGGAATTCAATGTCCGAGTCGTCGTATTTGTTCAGTTCGCCTTTGACACCAGAGCCCACGCCCACTGAGTCGTAAATCAGTACGGCGCAGCCCTCCTCTGTCGCCATCCTGAGAGCCTGCTGGGCAAGCTGAACAGTGTCTCGCGCCTGCAAACGTTCAACACGGTACAAAAAACGCCCGTCAAAGAATGACAGGACAGAATCATCATCACCATCGTCGGCGACGTCGAGCACTGCCGTTTTAACGCCAGTGCGACAAGCTTTAGCCAGTCTGGAATCAGGTTTAACAATCAGCCTTTCAAGATTGCCGCGATTGACCACGGCCCCCGGCAAGTCGTTAACTGGCACACCATTCCAGATATTGTCGTAACGGTCAGGGTAGTATTTCAGTGTGTAGAGGCGCTCTTTGTTCAGCGTCTCGTTAAAAAACGGGTTGTGATACCAGTTAACTTCCTCAACGTACCAGTCATCTTCAGCGTTAAGCACAAAGCGCACGTAGGTTTCATCCCACGCGAATGCCGGGTTAAAGGTAATCCACAGCTCGGCACCTTCGCGGCGCAGCGTCGGCGCGAGGGTTTCCCATGCCTCAGCGGAAATGGCGTGAGCCTCCTCCACCCAGCAGATATCAACGCCCTCAATGGATTTAATGCTGTCGAGGTTCGACTGAAAGCCCAGGAACCGGAACTCAGCGCCTGATTTAGCCCGTATGCTGTTATTGGTAACGGTAAACTCTGATTCGTAACCCAGACGGCGGATCGTGTCGCTTAGCAGCTTATGTGATGATGCATCTATCGACTTCTGTACCCGGCGCAGGCACAGGACGCGCAGGTCATACCGCACAGCCAGTTCAATCAGCGCCTCAGCGATACGCCACGACTTACTGGAGCCACGACCACCGCGCAGGCACTTAACTCGATGCGGTTTCGTTGTAAGCGCCCGCATGCAGCGCCGCCACTCCGACATTTTCTTTTTTTCAGAAAGCCAGTATTCCCGGCGCTCTAAATCGTTATGTGGTGCTAACTCAATCGCCGTCATCGCCGCCCATCTCCGCGTAAATCTCCGTCAGCGTTTCACGCGCAATGCGTTTCCCTTCATCGGTAATCGGTTTGGTGATATCCACCCCGGCAAGCGTAAGGATGCGCGCCGCGAGATGTGACTTATCCAGCCCCTCAACCTGCCAGCCGTGTTTTGTGCGCTTAATGTTTTTTACCGCGCGGGTGTCTATTGCCCTGACTTTGCTTTGATAGACTTCTGGATCGAGCCCTTTTATCTGGTCAAGTGCGCGTAGTTGCATCATCACTTCAGCCGCATCCGGCGCGCGAAAACGCGCTGACAGGTCAATCAATGCCTCCTGACGTCCAACGATATCTTTGGCGATGATATGCCGCCTGTAGACGCTGACAGCCTGCTGTATCTCGTTATCCTTGAGTAACTTTTCAGCCTGAAAATCATCATTAAAACCTTTGTACTCTCTGCCTCGCGATTTGGCATAGCTGAAGCCCGGAGCCTCCTGCTCCTCCGCCACCAGCTTTGCAAATGCATCGTCTCGTTTACTGATTTTTATGGTCACAACGCCCCCTTTGTGAGGCTTGCAGCGTATCGGGGAAAGTGGGGGATCAAAAACAGCGTTACCGCTGGCGTGTAGTACAAATAAAAAAAGACCACCATGGGGGCATGGTGGTCGAATCATCACAAGGAAAAAGAGCAATGGTTAAGGTAAGGTTTCCGATGGCATCGCAAGGAGGAACCCTTATCCGCTTGCGATGTGGTCATTATGTTTTTTATCGGGATTAATTCAAAAAACGATGTGAGCGGTACTCAAAGGTCGGATTTCAAATCCGATCTCATCAATTTCTTTTGTTGAGCTGATCTAAATACTCGCTCCACTTATAGAACATCTCACTCATCAGACCATCCATCTGCACACGGTCATAGCCAGTTTCCACACAAAAATCGGATACAAATTTATCAGCCCTATTCGTCATCCTGATTACGTTCTGGACTGTCATCTGAAACATAGTTTTTTCCCGGTCACTCTTCCACTGGAACTCGCGCGCAAAGTTTTCAGCAAATAAAACAACATTAAGATTGAGGGAGTGCGCGTCTAATCCGTAAGCATTCATATCCATACTCAAAGAAAGGTCAATAGTCACTTGATTCTAATTTGTAGTTGAAATAAGATCTATACAGGTGCTCAAAACACCCATACACAGCGGTATATCACCCCGTCAGCGTGATTTTTTTGTGCCCAGAATTTATGCTCTGGTGGCTCCAGCTACGTGAGTGCTGAATTATGGGGTGGAGTGCGGCTAATAGCGCCTTGCGCGTAATACGCCCGCCGACTGTGTACGGTTTTGAGCTCCACCCCGCCCATCTCAAAAGTGGGTTTCAGCCTCATACACAGGAGCACCCAAAATGACTACATTACTCTCTATCCCGGACGCCGCTGAACTGCTGGCCCACACTCTCACCGCTCTTAAAGCAGCTGGTTATGCCAGCGCGGCAATGATACCCGTTCATAAAAAACCCTCAAATGAAGTTGCAAAACAGGAAGCAGACGCGCCCGCTACTGCACCAGAGGTTTACGTTGCACCCGGCCAGCAATATGCCAACGCCCGCGATGCACTGGCGCATATGGTGCATGAGCTTAAAAATCCCGATCGCAACAGCTATAACGAAACGCTGGATTTTACTTACGCAACACTGGCCCAACTGCTGGATATGCTGCGAGACCCGATTTATCGGCATGGCCTGATGCTCAATCAGGAACTGGTGCATGCAGACAATGCAACCGACAGCCTGCCGTTCAATATGGTGACGACCTTCCATCACAACCCAACCGGCACAGAGGTGTCATTCACCCTGCCTGCTTACATCAAGCAGGATAAAAGACTGGATGCCTGCCAGCAGTTTGGGGCCACATATACCTATTACCGCCGTTATGGTCTGCGTCAGGCACTGGATATTACTGACGGTGATGATGATATCGACCAGGCAGATCGCAAACGCGAACGTCGCAAATCCCGCGCCCTGAACAGCAGCCGCGAATGGAAGCCGACCACCAGCGCCCGCACCAAACCAGAAGCAATCCTCAATATGCTGGTTGCAGCGGGAGAGTTTACCGGCGCGGCGGCTATCGGCCAGGCAAAATCCCGTAACCCATACCTGCGTACCCCGCCAGAAGTGGCTGAGGATATGATTGCCAGCCCGGATGGGCTAAAAAGCGATATTGAGATGGCACGTGATACCGTGCTGCGCTTTGGCCTCACAGACATTCACTGGCAAGGCTTCTATCAGGATGCTGGCATATTCAGGGTTCACGGCGATGACCTTATCGACACGCGCACAGGCCAGCACGTTGATGCCGATACCGCGATGGATATCGCTGAATCCCTGACAACAGTGGCGCTGTCTACAGCTGATAACAGCGACGTTCGAGACCCCAGCGACAGGATCGCCCCGCCGCGCACGTTCATTCCCGACTGCTCCCCACTGAGCGCTGATGAGGAGGCGTTCGTACTGGCTGTTGAGGCAGGCCATGATGATGAAATCATGGAAATCGCCATGCAGCTTATGGAAAGCCATGTTACCAGCGGCCTGAATATGCGCGAGGTTCATGCAGATACCGGATACCATCGCCGCAACTGGTATAACGCCTGTCGTGAGTTTTATACCCTGTCACTGATGGCCGGGAATATTAATCTTGATGCCCTGGCTAAACCTGAATTATCCATTGCCCGCACCCTGACTGATATCGTAGACGCTGATGGTGATAATGAAGTCTGCGAAGCCTCCATTATGGCGGCAGGGGCTCAACTGGAACGCGAGCAGCGCATTGATATGGCTGACGAAATGCAGCAGAAAGCCGACATTGCGCGCGAAATTGTCTCCGGTAACGCTGACACCGCCACAAAGCTAGCAAAGCTTCACGAAATCGCCAGCCGCTGCGATAATTTCACTGCCGCTTATATCGATACACTGATACTGCATGTTGAAACTGACGGCGCATTATGCGAGATGCCGGTTTATATCCCTGAATCAGATTTTCCATTCTGATATGCGGGGTATGCATCGTGAAAACTGTCGAAGAAAAGTTACAACGTCACGTTGAGAAGCAACGCGAATATCAGCAGCGCGCAATTGAGCGCCAGCGCGCAAAGCAGACTGACCCTGAATGGCGGCGGCAGCAATTTGATAAGCAGCGCGAAAGGCAAACCCGCTACGCCGAACGGGCAAAAAATCGCCCTTGCGGAAGAGGATTAAAAGGCAGGACGCCGCGCGCCGCAGAGCGCGCATTGATGGATAAGATTGGCGCTCTGCCCTGTATCGCCTGCTATGTGAATGGGATCGTAAATGAGGTGGTTAGCCTGCACCATATTGACGGGCGCACATCAGATGGCGCTCATGGTCATGTCCTGCCACTGTGCGACCATCACCACCAGCATGCAGCGCCAGCCACAGTGCGCGCCATTTATTCCTGGCTGGTTCCGGTTCATGCTGACGGCAACTGTGGCGGCAAGGCTGAATTTGAGCAGCGAAACGGCACACAGGCGGCGTTATATGCCCTTTGCCTTGAAATGATAGCCTGAATCCTTCCCATAGCCGCCAGCATCGTCTGGCGGCGTTACCGCTCGCCCCCTTTGCTGTATCCTCCTCTGCGCATCGCTTTTAATCGCACCTGACATTTATAAGTGAGGTGCTTATGTCTGAAAATAATTATGGCGTACTGATGATGAAATCCACTGTTGGTGTCAGTGATGACATCAACAATATTTCATCACCCGGTATCTATTTAATTCCACCATCAAACCCGTCATCACCCGACAGCCTCGGCGGTGTGCTAACAATTCATTCTGGTTCACCCATTCGGCGAACCTTCATTTCCGATTCCGTTATCTGCCTAACATCAACCAAGAGCGGTAATTCCTGGACCGATTGGCGCGGCCCTCTATCTCGGGCAAACCCCTTCGCCGACATTAAATCGGACGGCGCAACGGCGATAGCCGAAGCTCTATCAAACCTTGGTTTTGGACAATCTATCCAGCGTGAGGGTTATCTGATTTGGCCCGGCGGCCTGATTATGCAATGGGGCACGTTAACTGGAAACCAGGGGAATTTGGGGGCTGGATATCCCATTGCTTTCAAGGAGCGGGCATATCAGGCTCTTGCATCGCTGAATGACAAAACGGATGGCGCCGTTGACGGAATTTCGCTATACATCCCGACTGCAAATTTAACCAATAAAACATCGTTAATTGTGCTCAATAAAGGTAAGGATTTGCTGGGTGTAACAACCGCGTCATATTTTGTGATAGGTAAATAATATGTATAAATTTAGTGCCACAACTACAGGGTTTTATCTGGTTGGATTTCACACAGACATCCCAACAGATGCAGTTAATGTGACTGAGGATAAATGGCGTGAATTAATGAGCGGACAGGCGGGAGGGAAACTCATCAGTTCAGATGCTAATGGCTATCCAGTCCTGATTGACAGGCCAGCCACGACACATGAGCAATATGTCGCTGCTGCTGAGCAGGAAAAACAGAACAGAATTGATGCTGCGCTCCAGGCTATTGCTGTCATCAATCTGAAACTACAGGCGGGAAGAACGCTAACAGATGTGGAGCGCCTAAAACTTAACAGCACACTGGACTACATCGATGAGGTGACGGCAACAGATACCGCCACTGCACCGGATGTGGACTGGCCCGCACCTCCTGGAAAACATACCAATTAATAGTAGGCGCGGTGAATGAGCTATCGCCGTCACCGCGTCGATTTTGGTGTAAGTGCCAGACGTCTTGATTATCTGCATGCGCAATCAGACTCCAGACTGCGCCGCTATTTGCTAAACCAAGGTTTGATGTAAATATTGTTTATACGGCCTTTTCTTGACCTGCTGCTTTATTATGCACTTCCCATAATGATACGCCCATTGATTCACAGAACGCGCCCAAATGCCCTAAATCAGACCATTCGCGAACACCTCCGCGCGCAGCTTCGATAAATATCGCAGCATCGGCTGAGCGGTGGATCCCGAACAACCGCCATTTACCCTCCTCTGTTCTGGTCGCCACCACGCGGGCAAACATGCCCATGCCATAGAAGTCCCTGAATGCCGGTTTTTTACGTGTCGTTACCTTCATAAATGACAAACCCCCGAAATGTTGATAACAAATCGGGGGAATGTTGTCACAAAAACAGATAATGACTTTTTTTATTTACCAGCGGTCACGACGCCTGCGCAATGTCTCTCGCTGACGGCAATGGGTTGCTGTACACCATGCCACTGATAATTGGCGCGGTAGTCATCTGAGTTTCATTTTTCCGCTTCATGGTTATCGACAGAGCCCGGCTCGTCTCCTGACTGGTCAGGGCGCGCGTAGACAACAGAATCATGGTTAATGGAATCACCACCAGCCCGGATTGTTCCAGAAAACGGCGCTTTCCACCCAGCTTGTAGACGGGCGTGACGCCGGAAACATTCAGGCCAAAATAATTGGCTGGCGCGGTGTCTGTCGCCGTCTTTGCCGGACAAAAGATTACAGCCTTATCAAACCCGGCAACGGTCAACTGAAGCGCCGATAAATCAGGCGGCGTGTTAACTGGTGCGTTATCGCCGTGGAATATCTCTAAATCGCATACGATGCGCTGTAGCGGGTTCTGGAATTTAAGTGACCATGTACCCGCCAGCAGCCCGCCAAACACGTCTATGGTCTGTTGAGGATACGGAATGCTGTTGATTGGCGCAGCACTTCCGCGCACCTCACCCGGCAACACCCAGTCAGGCACTATCGTGGTGTCATTGATTACCGCGCCCGTGAGATCGGAGATTGCGACCAGCTCGTCTTGTGTTAAGGCCATTATTTCCCCTTAGCCGTCAAAATTCGGTCAATATTTGCCGCCTGTTCGTACAGGTCGTTAAAAATGTAATTCAGCTCAGCCACTTCTACCGGATCCCCCTGAACCAGATTATTACTGGCGTCGATAAAGGTCGGCTTAAATCCCATGGATCTCGCTGTGGTTGATGGCTGTTTTTTGCTGGCGTAGGAGCCGCCGTTAAACGGATAAACCCGGTCAATCGTTGCAAAGCTGTTCATGGCTTGCTAGCCCTCACCAGAAGTGCCTGATATTTGGCGTAAAGATCGTTAAGGATGTAATTCATCTCCTGCGCGCTGATACCGTCACCAAACACCAGATTGCCCTGTGCATCAAAATACGTTGGTGCAAAGCCGGTTGCCTGCTTTTCCTGCGATGGCTCCTGCTTATTCGGGATATCCGCGCCGCCCTGCCCTGAATACGTTTTATCTGTTGCCGCCCAGCTATCCATTTATCACCTTTATTTTTTTGACTGTAACGAGTGTATTGAACGGCTCCACTAGTTCCGTGCCGTTCTGCGTTTTGGTTCCCTCTATTCGCGTCAGTAATGATTTGGTTGTCGTCACGCGGATCCCCTTCGTTGCGGTCGCCCTGACGGTTTTTTGCGTCCTCTCGTACTTAATGCCGCCCCATACAGCCGGGAATACGTTGCCGGGGAACATAGGTGCATGATTCGTTAGTTTGACGTTAGGCGGCGTGGCTGCGCTGTAAACATCTGCCCCAAATGTCGCGGAAACCAGCGTATCCGGCAGCTTAATATCAGGAGCCATCGCGCCACACTGCACAAAGACCATACGAAACGGCACCCGGTTAAGCGCAGCGCCCACTGCGCCAGTGGTCAGGCCAACTTTATCCAACGTAAGCCAGGCAAGCCCGTAAAGCTGGTTAATGTACGCACCGATAGAGGGACGGGATTGCGCGGATACTGACTGGCTTCCCATGGCCTGCCGCAACGCCATACGGTACTGGTCATCATCACGCCCCTCGCGCTTAATGTCATACTCCTCGCCGCGCGCATCAAGCAACAGCCCCGTGGAGTCGTCAAGCGAGTATCCTTTCTTAAGGTATTCAAGGGCCGCGACCATCGCCGCATTGCTGGATTTCAATCCGGCCACAAGGTCAATATTGCGCTGTTTGCGCACCTTTGAGGTAAAGCGCTCTTTGGCTAACTGTGCGGGGTCTTTGATTACCGGCTCCATTACGCTACCGCCACAGATGAATTGTTAGTTACGGCAATGATGCCGCTGCCTATAGCCACAGTGTTATCCGTTGGCGTCGCCGTTTTTCCGACTTTGACAGTCACATCGGTAAGCGTTGGAAATGCTGACAATAAACGGGCATATATTTGACCAGCGAACACATCACGCCCTACCTGCAACTGTGAGAAGTAGGCCGCGATGGTGTTTTTTGCTACGCTGACGTAATCAGCTGGCTTGCCTGTCGTCTCCGCATCCCATTTATCACCAGAAACCGAAACGTAAATAAGCTGATAGCTCTGGCGGCTGAAATATACGGTTTCCGTTGTGGTTCCATCCGTGGCAGTACCGGAAACATCGCCATAAAAGCCACATTCACCCGCCGCCGCGTCATAAATAGCCTGTGCTATGTCGTTATCAGCCCCGCCTGCCACAAACGCCTGGATTGACTTGCCCGGTATGCCTGCGGCATTGGTCTGGAATCCCCGGTTAACCTCAACGTCTGCATAGGTGACACCATCAACCGCCAGAATGGCATTCTTAATGCCCGGACGGGATGAACTGATGTTTACACGCCCAGCCGCTGCCGCAGCCTGCAAGCGCTCGCGATACGTCTCGTCATCTTCGATGAGATAGCCTTTCATGCCGTTCGCAAGCACCAGAATTTCATCAGTTGCCACGTAACCGAAAAGCGCCTGCGGGAATTCGGTGTCACTTTGATACCAGGCTGTTGCCGGAATGCCGGTGCGCAAAATCTGAAAAACGTCATCAGCAAAAGCAAACTGAATCAGGGTGCGACCATCAGCGGCATAAAGCATCAGGCCGTAGGCAGTCGTGTATGTCGCCAGTGACGGCTCACGCGCAACAATATCTGCATAGAGGCGACTGATAATAGTGTCTGACGTGTCGCCGCTCTGGTACTGCGTAGAATAGGGTTTGCCAGATATTGATATAGTGAACGTATTGCCGGTAGTGATAGCGGCCTGCTTTACTGACAGAACAAAGCCCGCCGCCGTCTTGCCGTTTTCTTTCACTTCTCCGGTCGTTGTCCAGTCACCTGCACTGCCGGAAATGGTGAATAACTCCCCGGCGCTGACAGTCTGCCCTGGCTGAAGGAGGTAAACCACATACGCAGAGGAGCGCGTTAGCCCATTACGCGGCAGATTAAAGCGCTCGCCAAAAGCGTTTAACTGCACTTCCTCTGCCTGCGAGATAAAGAACCCTGCAAACACCCAGCCGATCGCTTCAATGATGTTCAGGTCATCTTCTGCCACCACCGCGATTGTCTGTCCAACGAGTGAATCCCCATTCGGGTTTACGTTGCCCAGCGCACCCTTTAACTTCTCGTATTTATCGCCGCGTATCTCCGGCAATCTGGCACCATGCCAGCCGCTGTCGTTAACTAATTCCACTGGTTACCTCTTTGCTTTCCGGGCCGATGTAAACCGCGAAACGGATCGCGTAATTGCCCTTCACATCGTTGATGGTGGTTGTTCTGGCATCCGTGACGCCAACTGTCCTTTTGGCCTCGGCGTTTATCATGTTGGAAACAATGGAAATCGGCAGCTTGGACGCCATAATGCCGGGTTGCCACGGTAACCCCTGCGTCTCATCAAGCCACCATTCCCCCCGGTTTGTTGCTACGCGGATTTCCGCCTGCTGTGCAATGCCATCAATACCGCCGTCCAGCACAAAATCACCGTCGCGGAGGATGACCCCGTCATCGTCCTGCATTATGTCCAGCATCAGTAATTCATCCCCTCGACTGGCGTCAGCTTCGACACCCAAACGAGACAGCGGGCCGTACCCACCGCCTCAATGCGCTCAACATGCCCTACCGGGATAATTCGCTTCCCCCGGCACGTAGGCATGACGAGCGTTAATTTTTCGCCAGGCTGGGGGCGCTCACTGGAAATAAAGCACCCTTTAACACCCTGCCGATACTGCCCGGTTGTGATGTTCATTCGGTGTGCCGCCATTGTTCCAGGTGAACGACCGTCACCGCAGAATCCAGAGACTCAATATCCAGCAGGTCATCAAGGTCAAAGCCCTCGCCCGCATCGTTCAGCATCTGCGCCATTGCTGCCTGATGTGGCAATTCAAAAGGCATGTCACTGTAAAACGGCATGTACTGGTCTTTGCAGTCTCGGCAGGTCGCCATCACCATCGCCAGCGGCGCATTAATCAGTGAGATGCACTCGACTCGCTCAACAACAAGCCCGGTGCGCTCGGTGACTGTGATTACATCGCCTTTGCTGATGTGTTTGGTGTAATCGCCAGCCATCAGGAAACCGCGATTGGAAAGCGCAATCTGCGCCGCATGGTCATTAAGTTTCATATTGCGTCCTATAGTGGTGGGCTGGTGGGCTTACCGTCGCCCTGCTCTTGGTGTTTGTGACCGTTGAAAGACTTGCCGCCGCTGATGTGGTCAGCCGCTTCACTGGTTCCGGTGATTTCGACGTCGCCGCCGAATTTGGCATTTCCTCCACCACCAGCGCCCTGACTGATGGATCCTGAAATGGTGAGATTGCCGTTGATGGTGGTCATGGGCGCGGTCATATCGATGCCGCCCGGCGCGTTAACGGTCATTTTGTTGCCCGTAAATTCAAATGTTGCACCCTGCCCGGTATCGCCCTTAATGCTGCCGTCATCCCACTCAATAAAGGCACTGCCGCTAAATACGCGCAGTCCTGCGCTGTCAGGCATCTTGTGGCTGGCGAAGTCGGAAAAGCCGCATAAAGCGACAGCGGCGGAAAGCGTTTTATGGTCAGGTTCGTCGCCGTCACCGTGGGACAGAGCAATAAGGAGGCATTCATCACCCGGCCTTACGCGCCCGCTAATGCCTGACTTACCGCCATCCCATACCAGCGATACCAGGCGAACGTTTTCAACTTCTGGATATGCGATAGGTTCGGGGTTATCGCCAAAAGTGCGGGTTGCAGAGGGTAAAACAGTGGCACGCCCCCCACTTACGGAAACTATTTTTGCCTCAAGCGCAAAGAGCGCGGAGTTAAGCTCCTGGCTGATGATTGCGGAAATCTGGCTGGAGGTTCTCATGCAATGACGCCCTCCCATGCTGTTGTCCATGGCTGGTGGTCGCGGGTACTGAAACGATGCGAAATGCGCTTTACAATTACGTCCCAGCCCTCACCCATAGAGGGCGATGAAAGCTCCACCCGCTCCCCAATTTCAATGCCGCCACGTAACAGTGATTCCCACGTAATAGCCTCAATAACGCCCATCTGGCGGCGCGCGCCTTTTGAGTAATCCACCTGCGATCCCTTTGGTGGCCATTGATAGGTGGTGATACTTTTCTCGTGTTTTTTCTGGATTTTTTCTTTCTCGGATTTCTTCTTTTTCCGGGTGCGTTTTGGGGAATGGATTTTCAAAAACGGCGCGCCCAGCAATCCAGAATCAGGCGAGAAGATAGCCGCGCCATTAAGGATGGAATCCCCGGCAGTGACTACGATGGATTGATATTGAAGTGACCAGTTAGCGCCAACAGGACGGCAAAGGCTGGTCAGAACGTCGCGGGACAATGCCGCCGCGCTGATATTTTTAGCCAGGGTTAACGCTGATGCAGCTGGTGATAACTGACATCCCAGCCCCATATCAGACGCTACCGATAAAACAGCATCTTTCAGGCTCTGGCCCGCGCGGAACGTGCGCGATGTGACGCTGGCGCGGAACGGGATTAGCGCCTCGTAAATTTTCATTTTCAGCCCGTAAACCTCGCGAGGCTTTACGGTTACTGCGCTGATTAGTTCACCCTGAAACAGCGTGAACATTCCCTCATCAATATACCCAGCTGAAACGCTAACGGTTGAACCGGCCTGCGCAATGGCGTTTTGCGTCTGCGCCGTCAGCCCCCAAAGCGTTAATTCTGCTTCGTTTGGCTCTTTCTCATCGTCACGCACAGACGAAAAATCCACATCAATATCGGTGATGTGGATTGACTCGCCATCTGTGCAGTTGATTGTGATTTCAAACTGTCGCCCGTAAGCCATGTTCGCCTCCTTTATATAGAGACGATTTAAGAGCAATGCCCAGGCTAATTACAGAAACGCCGCCAGCGGTAATTGGTGTCAATATTTGGTACAAGGTTAATTCTGTGGATAACCCAGCACTTTTACCTTACCTGCATATTTTTAGTTAGTTGTCACTGACACATCAATCCCGCGCCACGCCTGATTTTTATTGTGGATAACAATTAACGTGCCAATACAGATGTTGCGGATTCGTTTGATTTGTAGCGCTCATTTTGCGGCGTTCTGATATGTAACAGAGGTCTTTTTGATAACGGTCAAATATATGTCCGCGAGAGTTTGAGCGGTAAAAGTGAGAAACCCGGAACGGCGCTGACCGAAACAAAGCTGGCAAGAGTTACATAATTTGCTCGCGATCCCCTGCACCTGCTTTCCCCTTTTTCGGGTATTGCCAGGATGCCGTGTCAATACGTTAAATGAACTGGTCAGATGAGCAGATAGAAACATTCCCGTTCTAATGCCTGGCGAATTTGCGAAAATATTCGATATCTTATTGAATATTAATGTCATTGCTTAATATTGATTTTCCCGGCTTTGTTTCTACCTGAAACATTTATTTATACTTTGGCTGGCTTTGCTGACTTAATGACCGCTTTTCTTGTTTATCGCTCCTTGTCCAACCTTATATATCCGTTTGCCACAACACCCTATCTGACTGAATTTATTTTCCTTTTTCTGCCCTAAAACTTTTTAATTTCCGCCGTGGCTTAAATGCAAGGTATTGACATCAAAAAATGAGCAAAAATAGCGCACAAAATAGCCATTATTTATAACTTATTGATTGTAATGATTTTATTTATTTTAGGTGCGCGTTTTCGTTTATTTGACTTTTGTCACATTTAATCGCTTAATTCTGTGATTCTAAATTACTTATCCACACCACCACTTTTTAACTATTTCCTTAACAATTTTAACCTCAGTCGTGTTGTTTTTTTGTTAAGTGTTATTTAACAATGCATTTACACGGCACCTCGTTAACTTGTGAATTTCAGGCATAAAAAAACCCGGCCTAAGCCGGGTCGATTGTCAATGTCGCTTCTAAGCCATGCTGCCAAACGCCACCATGACCTCATCAGCGCTTAACGTGGCGATATCGTTGTAAAGGCGTATGGCTTCGTTCTGCGTCTTCCTGAATCCCATATTCATTACTTCACCTGCGCCATTAATAAACTCAATACGATAAATAAATGGCGTGTCGCGTAAACTGGTGCGCAATTGCAGCCGCTTGAACTGACAGCCGCGCGGATATTTTTTCTGATACATAACCTCATTATCTTTAATCAACTGGCTTGTCATGATTTAACCTGCATATACTCTTCAATTGAGTTGGTAAGAATTCTCCGCATTGCTGAATAAGGCGGTGTCTGTAAATAAACGCTCGGCACATCTTTAACGGCATGGTTAAGAATTAATTCCGTCGCGAGAAAATCTTCGCCCCTTACCGCCGCCGATGTTCTGAATAATTTCCGCAGGTCATGACAGCGCCACTTTATGCCAGCGCGGGAAATAGCCATTACCATTGAGTTGTATTTTATTTCCTCGTTTCCAATTACATCAAGCCAACTCTCAATTATCGGCAGGTATTTAACTGGCAACGGCAAAAGTAAATCAGCATGTGTTTTAGTACTTCTACCAGGAATAAATAGCTTACCGCCTGCCAACATAGAAGATTGCGACAGCAATAGTGCCTCAGTAGACCGCAACCCAAAACACAACATAACGCGCGCCGCAGTGCGGTACGGCTCTTTTAACGATTCAATCTCACGCACTACTACCGCATATTCATCAACGCTTACACGCGCCGGACGACTCAGGGCGCGATGCCGCTTAATGCGCTTTCCAATCGACCGCGCCGCCGTTCTCATCGCTTCCAACATACGGCCCAGCGAACCAGGTGCAGCTGGCTTAAATTTGATATCAGAATGAATCACCCAGGCGACCACAGCCGCCACACAGTCAATGCGCTGGCGAACGGTAGAAGCCGCCAGCCCGTCATCAATGCAACGGTCAGCGTAACGCACCCACGTATCAGGCACTGAGGCAGCGCGAACCCCCAGCGACAGTACAGGCTCAAGCATACGCACCGCGTGGCGCTCGTTAATAACAGTTTTCTCGCGCAAGCTGACCGCCTGCGCGCGACGGTCAACCATTATCAGTAAATCACTCAACATTATTTCTTGTGCTCCTGCTCTGCCTGTACTGCTGGCGCTGACCTGATTGCGGCGATTGCGTATTTAGCACGATTCCACGCGTCGTGGTCACGGTCAGAAATGCGCAAAACATCTTCCATTGCCGATAAAAGCTCTTCCGGCACGCTCGTAACTTGCGGGGCTGCGTACAACGGGATTGTGTATCCCTCAGCCTCGTTACGCTCCCTGTCAGCGGGCCATGCGCGAAGGTACAGGCCTGTCGCGTGCATATTCGATATTTCGTGCGCCTCAGTAAACGCCACAGGCTCAGCGGCGCGGTACTGCTGTAGCTCGCGGGCTATTGACTCTATATCGCGATAATCGGTCAGCACGGAATCGTCGCAGACCTCAGCGCGGGCGATGATTTCTGCGAGCCGTTTTGGTGATACGCGTTCGTTGATTGCACTCATTGCTGTTGCTCCTCACGCCAGTCTATTGGGCGAACGTCTTTAAGCAGACGCGAGTTCCCCTCTACTGTGATGAAAATACGATGGTATGCCGCATCGCCATCAAGGCTGGGTTTAATCTCGTAATCAACTACACGGCGAGGCACCCACTGATTAATACTTGCGAGATGGATAAGCACGTCGCATCCGATAGGGGGAAGTTGATTGCCGTCCCATATTTGTTTAACGCCCATATCCCTCACCCCTCCACCGTTACGCCGCTATCCGGCTGGTATTTTTCGAACCAGAACACCACGGGCTTTTCGATAACTTCGACGAGCCCAAACCGTTCCGCTGTGCGGAAATTTACGGATGTTTTCAGTGCTCTCCCGGCCTGCATAGCTATCTGGTTTCTGAATTCCTCAATGTCGAAAACAGACTTAAACAGATTGCATGGGGCGCATGACGGAAACAGGTTGTCGTAATTGTCATGCTGAGGGCGAAACACCTCGCCGGTCTGCCGCAATTTCCATTTGCCTTGCTGTCTTGCCTGCTCATCAATTTCCAGCTTGCGATAAACCGCTTCAACGTGGTCAGCATGCCAGCCCTTTTCCGGCAGTTCGCAACCGCAGTATGCGCAGCGTCCACCGAATTTCATACGCAACTCGGCGCGCTGTTTTTTAGTGAGCGCCATCGTTAGCCCTCCACCGTTAAATTGCTGTACTTTAATTGCCATTCCCGGCCCATTTCCTCAGCCATGAACCCAAAACGGTTAAACATCGCGTTAATAAGTTTTATGCCGCGTGGTTTTAATTTGGCTACCTCTCCCCAATAAATTAAATAACTATCTGCGTTGCGGCTCTCCATTGCGTCAAAATCAATTAGGCGCAGGTATAACTTTGCTCTTTTTTCTGGCGACCAACGTTCTGAAAGATATCCATCAATAAATGCTGAAATTGATGGGGAATTTATTGCTATATCGCCATTGATATGACGATAAACTGCGCGGCGGTGTAACGAGACCTGATGAATCAAAAATGCCTCACTTATTAGGTCTAGTGCTTTTTTTATGCTATGCATCTTTTAGCCCCTCACTGCCAGCGCAGTACGGATCGCATTGGCAATAGCGGCATAAAATCGCGCGTCGCTATAGTCCTGTTGGCTTGCCCAATCGAAAATCACTGCCGCAAATTTCATATTGCTAATGACTGTTGATGAGCTGTTTTTTGTGTATAACGCCACCCAAATACCAGGTTTTGTGACTTTGTTTTTTGCGACACCTAACGCCGGGGTTACACCACGAATGGCTTTGGCGTGGCGACTGGCGGTATCCTTGCTCACACCTTCTCTTTCGCGACGGTCTGCCACCAAACGCAAACCATCTTCAATCAGATCGCGAGTTAAACGGCGTTCGCGATAGCCGGTCTTAATTTTTTCCATGTTGGTCACCGTCAATCATCCAGGCTGTAGAATTAGGGTTTAAGCGAACCTCAGTTACCAGCCCGCGAGCCGCCATGTTTTTTAATTTCTGGCGCACGTCATACTGGAGAATTGCCTTGCCCGGATGCAGCAGTAAAAGCGCCTCACGGACGTTGGAGGTAAACAGTTTTTGGTTTTTTAGACCAGGGCTACACCAGCGCTCGAATGCTGAGAAAATATCCGCATCAGTAATGATTACGCGGCGGCGCTTTGGTTTCTCGGTCATTTTGTTGCCCTTTCTTCAACTACAGGAAAATCCAGCCCGATGCGCAGCGCAGCGGCAGTATTGAAAATCAGCCCCATTCGCGGCGTGGCTTCCAGCCCTTCAATGCGCCGGATGGTTGAGCGCATGACGCAGACCAACCCGGCAAACTGTGTTTTATCCATATGCAGTTCGCGGCGCAGTGAACCGCTGATTAGCTGGTCGGTTAGCTGGCCCACGGTTAAGCGCCGTTTTTCTGCCCGAACTTTCTTTAAAATTTCTTCGCTCATAATTTCCGCCTTATGAAATGCTTAAAATGTATTGGTTGTCAGTCAGCTTAAATGCGTGGATAGCTGTTCTGGATGCGAGCCAGCCATCATCGCCGCGCAGTAGTAAAGGAATTGTTTGACCTCTGTTAATCAAACGTTCAATAGCTCCGGTAGCATTAATATCGCCATCAGTGTTAATTAAAATTGCTCGTTGCTTTCCGCGACAAATGTCGATCTTCTCGGATCCGTTTAAATATGTAGTAAGAGTAACTTCCCTTATTTCTACAGGATTGATAATCAGATTATCGATAGAATGTTTATTAGTTACTCGGTAAGGGTTTTTATAAATAACCTCCCCGGCAATACTTCCATTAGACATTAACCAGATAATGTCTTTTAACGGATAATGGGTTCCATGTATTATCACATGCTCTTCGCCTTCACGAATACGGATATATACTTCCGTCCCTTGCTCACCCATTCCTTTACGGGACTTACGCAATAATTTTCCGTCACGATATTCAAAAAGTTCATGACACTTGTGATACAGCCATGCCTGATTGGTTTCGTCACCTGTGTGACCAGCCTCATTGATTATGTCAGCGAACGGCGTTACATCGCCATCAGCCACGGCTTTGAGCGCTGCTCGCATCACATCAGGAAAGAGCACATCTTTGCTTGTGATGCGCTCCTGCGCGCGTTGGTAAATATCTTCATCGCCACGGAACTGGATGACTCTTGTATTTTTTTTCATTATCAATTCTCGATTAATTGCGGAGCAACATACATCCCCGTCCGCAATGCGTTATGAAATGCATTTGCCATACGACAGGCGTTAATTTCTTCAGCCGTCATTGCTGGACGCGGTTTAACGCTTTTCTTTTTTTCTGGTCTTGCTGATTTAAGGGCGCGAGTAATGGCCCCGCTAACAAAGAAATTCTTTTGAGCGTGTTTAAGCAGATAGAGATATTTTCCCGTTTTGTGGCACTTGATTTTCTCAATCTCAACATACGGGGATCGAAACATATTCCAGATTCTGCGGGCGATATTCTTGGCTGTCTGTTTTTTGAATTTCGCGTTAACTTCCTCGCGGATTTGGCTCATGGATAATTTTCGCCCCTGCATGATTTTTACCAGGTCTTTTGCAGTGACGTTGCGTTTCATGTTGCCGTATGCCAGCAAGAGAGACTCGCGAAAATACTGCCGAGCAGAGCCGCCAAACCTGTCAGCTCCCTGCCTTGCTAATTCCCACGCATGACGAAAAACCAGAGCAAAATCGCGCATGAATCCCCCTCAGGCGTGTTTGTTTAGAATTTTTGGATGTGTGGCAATGAAAATGCCGTTATTTTCACCGTGGGGCGCTACGTGAAAAGTAAGCCCTCGGCGAGATATACCGGAGAGAATTTTTGCGGTGCGCTCTGGCAACGCCTGGATTTTATGGCTCGGTGAAATACTGGAGACTTCATCACCGAATAGGTGAGCGACGTTATCGCCCCCACCTACCCGGCAACAAATGAGGATTAAGGCATTAACAACATACCTTACATCGCTGGACTTGCTTAACCTGACGCCGTGAATAGCCATAAAATAACCCCACAATATGTGTGGTTACTTCGCTAGGGCAAAATCCAATGTATATTATGTTAAATTGCATATCAGCCATATTCATTGGCTTTTGTCTGGATTAAGCCACTCCGCCCTCCACCTTACCGGGATTGTTTTCAGGAT